ATGACGTTTCGGCGTCCTTGCCGGCGGTGTTCAGGTAGCCGTTCTGGCCACGCATGATCTCGTTGGCCTGTTGCAGGAATGCGACGTCGCTTTCCTTGGCAGCGGCCTCGTCAATCTGGTCCTGCATCGCATCGCCGATGCTGAACGCCGTCATGCCTGCTCGGGTCAACTGCTGTCCGAACTGCTGGACCTGCTCGCCCGTGTAGTTGCGCATTGGCTCCACGGCGGGAGCCTGGAACTGGCCAATGTCACCACCGCCGGGCGGGGTGACTTGCGGGACGAAGGTGGTCGGGACGGTTGGCATAAGTACCTCAGAATCGTTCGGTGGCTACGCCTTGCAGCAGTTCGTCGATGCGCTTGTTGCGGGCCCAATTGGCGCCGATATCGACTGCGCTTCCGAGCAGGCTGGTGGCAGCCCCAAAGCCGGGCATGATCGTGCCGGCTGCGCTCGACAGGTTCCGGCTCGACAGTTCAGCCATCGTGGCCTGCGTGCCAAGGTTGAACGCCTGCAACCGGGCAGCCTCCTGCGCCCGGACGGTCGATGCGTTGATGGCGAGGCGGTCGATCTCCTTGACCAGGTCCATGCTGGCGACGACTTCCTTGGCCGTCCCCTGCCCAAGCGCGATACCTCGAGCAGCCATCCCGGTGCGAGCGCCGGCACGGGCCTGACCTGCCCGCATGGTGTACTGCGCGGCTGCGGCCTGCCCCTGCTGCCCGACCTGCGTAGCGGTGAACTCGGCTGCCCGGCGGTTGATGCGCGTCATCTGCGCGGCGAACGCCGCGTTCTGCGCCTGCATCTTGAGCTGGTTCTGCTGTGACTTCAGCGAGTAGTACGACCCGATGGCCCCGGTAAACGCGCCGAAGATCGACGCGATGTTGCCGCCGATCTGCAAGCCCTCGGACAGTTGCGAGCCGAGCGTAAACCGTTCGCCGACGGTCGGCACGTCACCAGGGGTCAGCGAAAACTCTGGACGCATCAATGAGAATTGGCTCATCGTCAGTCTCCTAGCGCAACTTCAAGGGTCAGACCCACGACCGTCAGGGGCAGCGGGTCGGCTTGCCGGATGTAGACCTGGCCGCCGGCCCGCCAGGCTGGCTTCAGGTCAACGTCGATCTCGTCGGACTTCAGGCTCGGCGGGGTGCCGTATGGCTCAGTCGTGCGCTGCTTGGCCTCCACGAGTCGGTCCGCCGTTGGGCCCACGAAGATGCCGCTCGACTTGAACACCCGCAGATATGCCTTGTTGACGTTCTTATAACGCCCCTGACCGTAGCCGTCGATGCTCATTACCGCTGGCAGGGTCTGTAGATCGCTCTCGTAGGGCAGGCCGACGTGGATGAGGACTGCGGCCCGGTCGAGCGTCACAGTGCCGCTGGAGACGGTTTCCTGCGGCTGTACGGCCCCGTCTGCGAGGATGCTGACCGTAGCCCCCTCCAGATGACCCAAGCCGCTCACGCTGTCTCTAGCGAACGCCCAGACGGTCGTGGCGGTGTTGCGCAGGGCGACGGGCAGCGTGACGTCAACCCGGGCGGTCGCCACCGTCGTGCTGCTCGTACCGATGATACGCAGGCGGTACTTGTTGCCCGCCGAATCGGTCAGGACGATGGCGTCATTGACGTCGGTCGTGGCCGGGAACGCGAAGATCGCGCTGCTAGCCGTGATCGTCAGCACGTCGGACGGACCCCAAGTCGTGCCGCCAGAGACAGTTACAGTCGTTGCCGTGGTGTTCGTGCCGTCGTACGTCAGGCCCGCGTCCACAAAGAAACACGCCTCAAGCGTCGTAATCTGCCGGCTGGCCATCCGCTCGATGTAGCGCACCGAGTTCCCGTTGATCGTGCGCTTGACCACCACATACACGCGGTCCTCGTTGCCCTCGGCCACGGCGGTGCATGATTCATACAGGCCCAGCGTGTCGTGCTGCGCCCAGGCGCCGATCTGCTGCTCGGGCATGTAGGTCAGGCTCAACAGGTTGCCGTTGCTGCTGACGAACCACAGGATCGGCTGCGGGCTCTTGCTGTAGCACATGTCCACCAGCGTCAGGTCGTCGAACAGGTGGGCTGCCCGGATGGACAGGTCGCCCGTCACGAAGCCGCTAGCCTGCCACGAGTAGCCGAGCTCGCGCACGTGACCGCCTCGGGCAGCGCAGTACACGACCGTGTTGTTCACGATCTCGGGCTGGACGTCGTTGGCGCCGATGTACGACTGGGGTCGCACGCTGATGGTGGTCGGCGTCAGAGCGTCGGAGTTGATCGGGCTAACCCGCCACTCGGCACTGCTGGTCAACAGCAGCAACTGCGTTAGGGGCACGATGTGGTTGATCGTGTTGACCTCGCGGGCTGCCACGCGCAGGTTGATGCGGTCGCTGTCCTTGACCGGCAGCGAGTAGGACAGGTCGCTTTCCGTGCCCGAGCGAGTCATCCAGATCGTCTGCGGCGCGTTGTTCGTGCCGGCGAAGATGCGTCGCTGCTCGAAGTATGACACCGAGCGCGGGTAGTTGTTCGCGCTGCTGAACGGGGTTTCAACGATGGGCGGCGTGATGCCCATGTCCGGCGCGATGTTGTCATCGTCAAACGACGTGGCAGCCGTCTGCCCGATGTAGCCGTACAGGCCGCTCTGACGCTTGTACACGTTGTACCGGAGCGCCCCCGCGACTGCGCTCCAGGTGATCGTGTTCTTGGCGCCGATGGCGTTCAGGTTGTTGATGACGTTGCCGCTCGGGCTTGCCGCGCTCTCGTCCACCGCGTTCTGCGCAATGGCCGTCACGACGTAGTAGTTGTCGAAGTCAAGGCTCTTGTCGCCAAACTGCACGAACCCGCCGCTGCTCCATGCGGTGTAGGACGTGGTGTTGACCGGGATGCCAGTGTCGTACGCCTTGACCGAGAACGTGTTCGTGGCTGGCGTCGTGTTGACGAGGTAGAACCCACTCAACTGCGTCATCGTGCCGCCGTTGATGTACACGCTGTCGCCGATGGCGAACCCGTGATTGCCGACCGTAGTCACAACACCTGGGTTTGCCTGCGTGATACCCGTGATGTTGAGCGCGTCACCGCGACTAGCCGTGACCGTCGGGGTTCCAGGCACTGCGACCGGAGCGACGAACGTGATCGTTGTCAGAGTCCATGTCGTTGCACCAAGGCGGCGCAGTTCACGCGGCGCGTGATTAGGGTGCACAAGCGTCAGCACGTCGCCTGACTGCACGTAGTGAATTGAGAACAGGTCAGCCTCTTGGTACGGCGACGGGATCTCGTAGGCGCTCGACGGCAGCGGATACCAGTACGTGGCGTTGGGCGGCGCGTTGCCGGTCGTGGCAGCGATGCAGTAGTAGTTCGTGCCGCCCGAGGACACCAAGTCACCCACCACGTATGCGGTCGCACCGTTGTAGGCCGCCGGCGATCCAGCCTGCAACGTGCTGCCCTGCGTGTGGAATCGGATATAGCCCTGCCCAAATTCAAGCACCATCGTCTGCGTGGTGCTGTACGTGAATGGCAGAAGACGAGTGCTCTTGGTGCTGTCCTTGACCGTTGCAACGTAGAACGTGCCAGGTCGGTTCTCTGCCGGCCCCTGCGGGGTCGGGATGAAGTTCCGCAGCTTGGCGGCTCCAGTCTGGAACTTGATGTCATCAATACGCCCGAACATCTCCGGCGACAGCTCGCCTCCTGCGAACGACCTGTTGTAGATGCGGGTGCTTGGCATTGGTCAGCGTCCTGCAATCCAGCCCGTGATGTGTTCCGGCTTGATGTTGCGCTGGTTGGCGTCCGACATGCGGGCCTGTTGCAGGTAGGCCATCATCATCTGCGCCTGCCGCTTGCCCTCAGCCGCGCCCTGATCGCCCTTGATGACCGGGCCGGCAAGCATGGCGGCGAGGTGGTGCGACAGCGCCATGACGAACAGCGGGTCGAACTTGGTCGGGTCCGTGATGAGCGCCTGGTATCGCAGCAGCGCGTTCTCTTGGTCGGTATACAGCACCTTGTTGCCGGACGTGTCCGTCTCAATGCTGTACGGCTGCGGCACGTAACGCCCAGCTGCAACGAGCGGTGCGTAGTTGTGCAGGAAGTCTGGGGTATCGCTGGGAACGAACTTGGCCGCGTAGTCGTTCTCAGCGTCGTGCGGCAGCACGCTGACGGCAACCATCATGTCGCCGGGGCAGGCATAGGCGTACTTCCACATGGAGTACGGCATCGAGACCTGCGCGAGCAGTGCGCGACGGGACGCGAAGTTCCAGGCGTGCATCTGGAGCAGGCTGTCCCGTGCGATGGGGTAGAACCGGGCACAGTGCTCGGCCTGCGCTGACCCCTCAGGCGGGTCGATGCTGGCGATGGAGGCATCGTCGCCGAGGTGCGCGAGTGCCAGATTGCAGATCTCAACCACGCTTGCCATTCGATCCTCCTAGGAAAAGAGGGGCGCCGGGTGTTTAGGCCGACGCCCCTCCAGAGTCACATGCGTCGTATCAGTCCGCCGTGACGGTGGTCTTGGCTGGCCGGCCTCGCTTGGGTCGCACCACAGGCACGACTTCAGGCTGCTCCGACTGGCTGGGCGCGTCGATGGGTTCGACGTTCCCGTTGGCAGGACCGTTGTACTCGAAGACTTCGCCCTCCTTGCGGAGGCCGTTATCGATGAAACACGTCACGAGTGCGCGGACTTTCATGTCAGGTCACCGAGAAGCCGCTGGCGTAGAACTTGCGGCCATCCTGGATGTTGTGGACAATATCGCAGATGACCTTCACCGCGCCGACCGTTCCGGTCACATCAAAGCGACCGGACAGGAAGCGGCGACCAAGGCTAGCGACGCGGGGCGGAATCGGAACGACAATCACAGTTCCGTTCGGCGCGGCGGCCGACGGGATGTCAAGAGTCGTTCCGACGAATGCACCGCTCGAGGCGATGACCTGGGCGTTCGTGCTCATGGCGGCGTCATCCGCAATGTAAACCTGGAACACGACATCGCCGGCACCAGTTCCATCGACCGTAACCGTGTAGACCATGAACAGGTCAGCACCCTCGCCGATTTCGCGGGCCTGGAGCAGGTCGATGACGTTCTCGGTCACACGGTCGGCAGTGATGGCAGAGCTACCAGAGTCGCCATTTTCAAGCCGCAGGAATGCGTCAGTAATCATTGTTGTTCTCTCTTTCTGTATGTGCGATTAGGACACGACGGCTTCGGTGTTGATGATGGCATCCACGCGGCGCAGGGGCACGCCCTGGAACGAGAGCCAGCTGTAGGGCTGACCGAACTGCGACAGACCCTCGTTGACCTTGAGCACGTACTGGCTCTTGTCGAGCGCAGCGATGGCAAGGCCGCTGTGGACGGTGCGGTTCATGTAGAACGCGGCCCGACCCATGCCCATGTTGGGGATGCGGTACAGGGCGCGGCTCATCAGCTTGATGATCGCGGTCCCAGCAGAGGGAAGCTGCGTGGTGGCCTGCGCCATCAGGTCACTGATGTCGATGTTGCAGATGCGGACCACATAGCGCCAGTCCTTGACCACCAGACCGTTCTTCCACTGGTAGCGAGTGGCGTAAGCCTGAAGACGGGTGCCATCGCTGTTGTAGACGGTCTGCTCGCCGAGGTCTTCGTGGATCAGGCCGGCGCTGCTGCCCTTGGGGAAGGGGCAGTACACGGTCTGGTCACCCCACACGACGAGGTAAATCGACGTGTTGTCTGAACCGCTGCCACCGGCGGTGATTACGTTCTGCGCATTGTTTGATCCGGACAACGACGAGTAACGCGGCGCCAGGCCGAGAAACTGCTTCGGATCGGTGGAGGGGTTGCCATAGAACATCGTGGTCGCCTGGGTCTGGTTCATGGCCTCAAGGAAGGCCACGTCCTCGGACAGACGGAACTGCGCGGTGTTGCCGTTCAGCATCGCCAGATCCTTGTCGACCTCGCTGCGGGCTTCCAGAATGCCGCAAGCCTCATCGACCTGAGCGGTCGTGCTCTTGCTGTTCGGGATGCCCTGGTTGAGGGCGCGCCAGTACACCGAGGGAAGCCCGGTGCGGATGACGACGC